ATTAGTACATGATGAAAGTGGAAAATGGGAGAGACCTGATAATATAAAAAATAACTGGAGAGTTACAAAAACTTGTTTACGATTAGGTAGTAGAGTAGTTGGTAAATGTATGATGGGGTCAACTTCTAACGCATTAGATAAGGGTGGTGATAATTTTAAAAACTTATACAATAATTCAGATGTTACAAAACGAAATCGCAATGGACAGACTAAGTCAGGATTATATTCTTTGTTTATTCCTATGGAATGGAATTACGAAGGCTTCATTGATGAATACGGACAACCTGTATTCAGCACTCCTGGAGAGTCCACATTTGATCCACAAGGATTAGAGATAGATTATGGCGTTATAGATCACTGGGAGAATGAGGCACACGGTTTAAAAGATGACCAAGATGCTTTAAATGAATTTTATCGACAGTTTCCTAGAACAGAAGAACATGCATTTAGAGATGAAACTGGTAATAGTTTATTTAATCTTGTTAAGATATATGAGCAAATAGATTATAACGAAGGTAATAGAAATTCATCTGTATTAACACCTGGTAACTTTCAATGGACAAATGGAGTTAAAGATACTCAAGTTACTTTTAACCCAGATCCGAATGGAAGATTTAAAGTTAGTTGGGTACCAGGGTTTAAATTACAAAATAACGTTATATTAAAAAACGGTATTAAATATCCAGGTAATGAACATATGGGAGCATTTGGTTGTGACTCATATGATATATCTGGAACAGTGGATAGTAGAGGATCAAAAGGAGCTTTGCACGGGTTAACAAAATACTCAATGGAAGACGCTCCAGCTAACACATTTTTTTTAGAATATATAGCTAGACCACAAACAGCTGAGATATTTTTTGAAGATATATTAATGGCATTAGTATTTTATGGTATGCCAATACTAGCAGAGAACAATAAACCAAGATTATTGTACTATTTACGAAGAAGAGGTTATAGAGGGTTTAGCATGAATAGGCCAGATAAGATTTGGAATAAACTATCTGTAGCAGAAAAAGAAGTTGGTGGAATACCTAACTCAAGTGAAGATATAAAACAAGCTCATGCCGCTGCAATAGAAATGTATATCAACGACCACGTTGGATTATTACAAGATGGTACTTATGGTACCATGTATTTTAACGAAACATTGAATGACTGGTCAAAATTTGATATAAACAAAAGAACAAAACACGATGCTTCTATAAGCTCTGGTTTAGCAATTATGGCCTGTAACAGGCACTTATACAGACCAAATCCAAAACAAAAGAAACAACCATTAAACCTAAACATATTAAAGTATAACAACAAAGGATTTCAATCGACAATAATAAAAAATAAAGTATGATAACGAACGCTCATATAAACTTTCCATCTCAAGCAGTTAGTGATTTAGAAAAACTTTCCGAAGAATACGGACTTGAGGTTGCAAAAGCTATAAGGCAAGAATGGTTCACTGGTGCTACATCTAAATTTAGTGATAATATAAATAATTTTCACCAATTGAGATTATATGCTAGAGGAGAGCAATCAGTACAAAAGTATAAAAATGAATTATCTATAAACGGTGATTTATCTTATTTAAACCTTGATTGGAAACCAGTACCTATTGTTCCTAAATTTGTGGATATAGTCGTAAATGGTATGTCACAAAGAAACTACGAAATAAATTGCTTTTCGCAAGACCAGTACGGCGTTAGCAAAAGAACTGAATACATGGAGTCTATAATGAGAGACATGAAAGCTAAAAATTTTAGCAATCTTGTTAAGGAACAGTTTGGTATAGATATTTTTGACAATGAACCTGAAACCTTACCAGATAATGAAGAAGAGTTAGCATTGCACATGCAACTTAATTATAAGCAAGCTGTAGAGATAGCAGAGGAACAAGCTATAGACGTTTTGATGGAAGCTAGTGATTATGACTTGGTAAGAAGAAGATGTTTATATGACTTAGTAACAATTGGGATAGGTGTAACTAAAACAACTTTTGATTGGACTGATGGCGCTAAAGTAAAATACGTTGATCCAGCTAATATGGTATATTCTTATACTGAATCACCTTATTTTGAAGATGTATATTATGTAGGTGAAGTAAAAGAAATACCAATAAATGAATTAATTAAAGAGTTTCCAGAATTAACAGAGCCTGAAATAAAAGAAATTGTAGATAAATCTGGATCGACGTTTTATAATCAAGGGAGTTATAGAATGAATGCTGATAAAAACAAAATTCAAGTTTTGTATTTTAATTATAAAACACACATGAATGATGTTTATAAACTAAAAAAATTAAAAAACGGAGGTGAAAAAGTAATTGAGAAAGATGATACATTTAATCCACCTATCGAAAATATGGACGGAGCATTTAGCAAACTTGAAAGAGTTGTTGAGTGCTTGTATGAAGGCGTATATTTAATTGGGTCTGATAAATTACTAAAATGGAAGATGGCTGATAACATGATGAGATCAGACTCTGATTTTGGTAGTGTTAAAATGAATTACCAAATAGTAGCACCTAGAATGTACAGAGGTAAAATAGAATCTATAGTTAGTAGAATAACTGGTTTTGCCGACATGATTCAATTAACACATTTAAAGTTACAACAAGTAATGTCTAGAATGGTGCCAGATGGTGTTTATTTAGATGTTGACGGTATAGCAGAGGTTGATCTTGGTAATGGAACAAATTACAACCCGCAAGAAGCTTTAAACATGTTTTTCCAAACTGGTTCTGTTATTGGTAGAAGCTTCACATCAGAAGGTGATGGCAATCCTGGTAAAGTACCTATACAACAAATACAATCTGGTGGTGGTGGAAATAAAATACAAAGTTTAATTTCTACGTATAATTATTATTTACAAATGATAAGAGATACTACCGGATTAAACGAAGCTAGAGATGCCGCAACGCCAGACAAAAACGCTTTAGTTGGCGTACAAAAATTAGCAGCAGCAAATTCAAATACAGCAACAAGACATATACTACAATCAATGTTGTACTTAACAGCCGAAGTAGCGGAATGTATATCATTAAGAATATCTGATATAGTAGAATACTCACCTACTAAAGACGCTTTTATCAGGGCAATTGGAGCGCATAACGTAGCAACGTTAGAAGAATTAAAAGATTTACATCTTTATGACTTTGGTATTTTTATAGAGTTACTACCAGATGAAGAAGAAAGAGCTATGTTGGAAAATAATATTCAGGCTGCTATAGCACAACAATCAATTGATTTAGATGATGCTATAGATTTAAGATCTGTTAGAAATGTTAAACTGGCAAATCAACTATTAAAAGTAAAAAGAAAAGCTAAAGCTTCTAGAGATCAACAAATGCAACAGCAAAATATCCAAGCTCAAGCTCAAGCAAACGCTCAACAACAACAAGCTGCAGCACAAGCTGAGGCTCAGAAGCATCAATCAAAGACTCAAGCAGAGGCTCAACTAGAGCAAACAAAAAATCAATTAAAAATTCAATACTTACAACAAGAGATTCAAGCTAAAAAAGAATTAATGCAATTTGAGTTTGAATTAAATTCTCAGTTAGAAGGGATGAGACAAGACACTGATAAAGAAAAAGAAGATAAAAGAGAGACTAGGAAAGATCTAAGAGTTGATAGACAAGCTAAGCATCAAATGAATATGATTGAGCAAAGAAAACAGGGTGATGCAGATAAAAAATTTGAATCATCAGGTAATGATATACTTACAGGAGGAGCGAATATGGGAAAATTCGGCCTTTAATTTTTTTTAATATTTTATAAAATTTTATTATGATAGAACTAAATGAAGAAGTTACTGAAGAAGTAACTGACTCTGTTGAAGAAACAACAGATGAAAATCAAGATCAACCCGTAGAAGAGGTTGTCGAAGAAACAATAGATGAATCTAAATTTGAAAGCGCTGGAGATGATAGTGTTTTAAAAGTAGATTTAAGTAATCCACCTCAAATAAAAGAGGATAATATAACAAAAGTAAACGTAGGAGAAAATCCAACAAAAGAAGCTGTTAACGAAGAACAGCCGGTAATAGAAGAAGTTACTGAAGAAAAGGTAGAAGAGGTGAAAGAAGTTGTTGAGGAGGTAATTGCTGAATCAGAAGCTACCGGAGAACCTTTACCAGAGGGAGTTCAAAAACTAGTAGAGTTTATGGATGAAACCGGTGGTGATTTACAAGACTACGTAAAATTAAACAGAGAAGTTAAAGACATGGACGACTCTGACGTATTAGATGAATACTATAGAAGTAAGAAATCTCACTTGACACCAGAAGAAAGATCATTTTTATTAGAAGATACTTTCGGTGTTGATGAAGACGTTGATGATGATAAAACAATACGTAAAAAAAAGATAGCCCTTAAAGAGCAAGTTGCCGAGGCTAGAGCCTACTTAGACGGGCAAAAGTCTAAATACTATGAAGAAATTAAAGCTGGGTCAAAGTTGACCCAAGATCAACAAAAGGCTATTGATTTCTTTAATAGATACAATAAAGAATCTGAAGAACAGAAGAAGGTAATCGAAGCAAGGAAAAAAACATTTTTAAATAAAACTGATAACTTATTCACTGATGAATTCAAAGGTTTTGAATATAAAGTTGGGGATAAGAAATACAGATACAATGTTAAAGATGTTGATAAAGTAAAGACAACTCAGAGTGATATCAATAACTTTGTTAATAAGTTTACTAACAATGGAGATGTTATTGATGATGCCAAAGGTTATCACAAATCTTTATTTACTGCTATGAATGCTGATGCTATAGCTAATCATTTTTATGAACAGGGAAAAGCTGATGCTATCAAAAACAGAGTTGCTAAAGATAAAAACATTAATCTAAACCCTAGACAGACTCACGGCGAAACAAATGTTGGTGGTGTTAAAGTTAGGGTATTAGGTCAATCTTCTTCTGATATTAAAAACAGATCTTTCAAAATTAAAAAGAAAAATTAACTTAAAAAAATTATAAATTATGGCAATTACTAATGGGCCGTTGTTAAATAAAGTTCCATCTGCACAGCAACAAACTTTATCTAGCAACTATATAGACTTCGCAGGCGGTTCGACTGGCTGGGAGCAACAATACCTGCCTGACTTAATGGAAAAGGAAGCTGAAGTGTTCGGACAAAGAACTATTTCAGGTTTTTTATCTCAAGTTGGAGCGGAAGAGGCAATGACTGCTGATCAAGTAGTATGGTCTGAACAGTCAAGATTACACTTATCATATGTTGGTACAGTTGATGCTGACGGTGATACTAATGGTACTTTCACAGTTACTCACGATATCGATGGATCTGCTGATGGTGAAAATGGTTTCGCTGTAGCTAGTCACGGTATTAGAGTAAATGATATTGTACTAATAGCACAAGCTGGCGCTGTAGTTAGAGCACTAGTTGTTGAAACTCCAGCATCTGCTGCTGTTACAGTTGAACCTTATTCTGCGGCTGCATTATCAGAATTATCTGATGGTACTGCAACTTTATTAGTTGTAGGTTCTGAGTATGGCAAGGGAGCAAAATACGCTGACATTACTGGTGCTGCTGCTGCTGATTCAAGAACTGCATTAACTCCTACATTCAAATCTTACAGTAATAAACCAATCATCATGAAAGATTACTACGAAGTATCTGGATCTGATGCATCACAAATTGGATGGGTTGAAATTACTGGAGAAGAAGGACAAAATGGTTACTTATGGTACTTAAAAGCTGAAGGCGATACTAGAGCAAGATTTACTGATTACTTAGAAATGGCAATGCTAGAAGCTGAGAAAACAGCTGCCGCTTCTATTATTGGTTTCAATGGAAGTATTGTTCGTGATGGTACTGATGCTGGTCTTAATGGTGCTGGTACTGAAGGTTTATTTGCGGCTATTGAATCAAGAGGTAATATTACTTCAGGTATAACTGGTGTTAATGCTGCTACTGATTTAGCAGAGTTTGATGCTATTTTAGCTGAGTTCGATAAGCAAGGTGCTATTGAAGAAAATATGATGTTTGTTAATAGAGCTACGTCTCTAGCAATTGATGACATGTTAGCTTCAATGAATTCTTACGGATCTGGAGGTACTTCATATGGAGTATTTGACAATGAAGAAGACATGGCGCTTAATTTAGGTTTCTCAGGATTTAGAAGAGGTTCTTATGACTTCTACAAATCTGATTTTAGATACTTAAATGATAAAGCTACTAGAGGGTCAATCAATGATAGAGCAGGTTCTGCAGCTATTAGAGGTGTTATGATTCCTGCTGGTACATCTACTGTGTATGATCAATCTTTAGGTAAAAACTTAAAAAGACCATTCTTACACGTTAGATATAGAGCTTCTCAAACTGATAACCGAAAAATGAAAACTTGGGTTACAGGTTCTGTTGGGGCTGCTACATCTGCTTTAGATGCAATGCAATTACATATGTTATCAGAAAGATGTTTAGTTACTCAAGGTGCTAACAACTTTATGTTAATGAAGTAAAACTATTTATTTATAAGGGCGGTCTAGTATCGCCCTTATATTTTTATTAATTATATTATATATTATATTATGACAAAGAAAAAAGAAACAACTAAGGTTGAAGAACCTATAGTTCAAGAAACAGTGGTTGTAAAACAACCTAAGGTAAAAGCTCCTGAAGTAAAAGCTAGACCAAAAAATACTTGGGAAATAAAAGACAGAATGTATTATTTAAAAGGTGGTAAAAAACCTTTATCTAGATCTATTAGACCCGCAAACATACATTGGTTTGATGAGGAAAAAGGTTACGAAAGAGAATTAAAGCATACCTCTAACCAAAGAACATGTTTTGTCGACGAAATGAAAGGTGATCAACGAATGGAACACATTATATTTAGATCTGGATTTTTAATGGTACCAAAAGAAAAAACAGTATTACAAAAATTACTTTCTTTATATCATCCAGATAGAGATGTTTTATATTATGAAGATAAACCAGTTGCAAAGGCTAAAAATCAAATTGCTTGGTTAGAAATGGAAATAGAAGCGTTAAACGCTGCTAGAGACATAAGTGTTGATTTAGCTGAAGCTATAATGAGAGCAGAGATTGGCTCTAAGGTATCAGAGTTGAGCTCTAAAGAGCTTAGAAGGGATTTACTACTATTTGCTAGAAGAAATCCTCAATTGATGCTAGAGTTAGTTAATGATAAAAATGTTCAACTTAGAAACTTTGGTATTAAAGCTACAGAAATGAGAATAATCAAATTATCTGCAGATCAAAGAACTTTTACTTGGGGATCTAATGATAGAAAACTAATGACTGTTCCCTTTGATGAACACCCATATTCAGCGTTAGCTGCTTGGTTTAAAACCGACGAAGGTATGGAAATTTATTCAAATATAGAAAAAAGAATGAATTAACAATTTTTTAATTAATATTAATAGCCACTCATTACGGGTGGCTATTTTTATTTAAGTGCTAACCTTTCACTTTATTATGTAACTATAATATAGTAAAATATAAGCAAATGGCAATAAATATAAACACGATATATCAAAAAGTATTAGCACTAGCTAATAAAGAACAAAGAGGTTATATAACACCTCAAGAGTTTAATCTGTTAGCAGATAAAGCTCAAAATGAAATATATGAAAATTACTTTCACCAAGCTAGAACTTCAAATGCTAAAATAAAAGATGATGATACACATACAGATACTTTAGATATGATAGAGGCTAAGTTGTCTCCTTTCTTGAAATCAGAATCAAATACTAACGTTTCTAGTGGAATAATGACGCTTCCAACAGATTTATATAAATTAGATATTATAAAGGTATTAACCAATCTTGCTACAGAAGTAAATAAAAAAGAAGAACATTTTTTAACATCTCTTGGCGAACCTGGAACGGTGCTGTATCCTGCCACTAATAGACCTATATTTACTAGAGCATCGTCTACAACAATTAGAATAACGCCATCTCCTATTAATGGCACTAGCTGTACTGTTAATTATTACAAGCAACCAGTAACACCTAAATGGGACTACGTTGTAGTTAATGAAAAAGCTTTATATAACTCAAATAGCAGTGTAGATTTTGAACTAGCAGTTTCTGAAGAAGAACCATTAGTCTTAAGAATATTAATGTTAGCTGGTTTAACAATACAACGACCTGATGTCACGCAAGCTGGTGGCCAAGGGTTACAAATGATTAATCAAGAACAAAATAGCTAATTATGGGATTATTAGGAACAACAACACAAAGCACGTATTACTCTGGTAGCAATTTTGGTGATTATCAATTTGTTAGTTTAGATACTATTATAAATAATTTTATGTATATTTATGTAGGAGAAAACAAAATAATAAATAAAGTTAATAGATCGGATGTTCAATTTCATGGTATGCGAGCTGTACAAGAATTATCTTACGATGTTCTTAAATCTTTCAAAACTCAAGAAATAGAAGTACCTAATACTTTAGCGATGGTGCTACCACAAGATTATGTTAATTACACTAAAATAGCTAGAGTAGGTACCGATGGTATTGAAAGGGTTTTATATCCAACAAGAAAAACTTCTAATCCATTTGCAATAACGCAGGATGGGAATGGTTCTTACACACTTGATACAGCTAGAAGAAAAGTTAGAGTAACAATCCCTGCTAATGGCGCTAGTGATATTACAGATGGTGATTATGTTACTTTATTGTATACTCACGAGGCGACTAGTCAGTCAAACTACACTACTGTTAGAAATGTAAATTTTATATTTGACAAAAATGATAGCACATCTGGCGGTCCACCAACAAGTATAAGTGTAGTTTCTTATTCTAGTAATCATCCAAATGGAACTAATTTTCACATACCTTTAGTATTTATTGAAAATCTAGCTCAAAACGATATTGCAAATAGATTAACAAATGATATAAATAGTTTTGGTCATCATAAGGCTACTAATCTTGGTAGTGGTATTGTAGAAATAGAATATTTAGATGGAACCGCTTTATCAAGTACAACAGTTAATTCCGCTACTACAGAGGGTGCTTACGCTAACAATGTCGCTTTAGGAGGTTCAAATGGCACTAATTTAGTTGTTGCTATAACACAAAATGGTTCAAGTTCAGCAGAAACTTTATTAGAACAATCACCTAGTAACACGTTGTCAAACTTTGAAAGCCAAACAACAGCTAATGATAACCTATATGATATAAACTCTTCTTCGGATGTAGAAATCTCTTTTAGAGGTAGAAGATACGGGTTAGATCCTGAACATGCTCAAATGAACGGTAGTTTTTTTATAGACAATTTAAGAGGAAAAATACATTTCGGTTCGGCTTTATCTGGTGAGACAATAATATTACACTATGTAAGTGATGGATTAGGAACTGATTCAGAAATGGTTGTTCATAAATTTTGCGAAGAAGCTTGTTATAAACATATAATGTACGGAGTTTTATCTGGTAGATCTAATATACCAGAGTACATAGTACAAAGATTTAAAAAAGAAAGATTTGCTGAAACTAGAAAAGCAAAAATAAGATTATCAAATATTAAGATAGAAGAATTTACTCAAGTACTGAAAGGATTAAGTAAACAAATTAAATAACTATGCCACAAATTACACAGAACTTTTCAGGCGCTAAAATGAACAAAGATCTTGATGAGAGAATTGTTCCTAAAGGCCAATATAGAGACGCTTTAAATATAAAGATATCAACCACTGATAGCAGTGCTAGTGGTCTAGGTAGTGTTGGTACCGTTCAGAATATTCAAGGTAATAGATTAGTAATAACAACCTCCGCAACTACGGGTTATGATAGTAAGGTATCTAAAATAATAGCTAGTATTGCAGATGAAGGTAATGATAAAGCCTATTTTTTCACAGCGGCCCCAGTTCCAAGATTAGGTGGTATAGAAGGTATAGCAGCTGCGGACATAATAACAGAAGTAGCGTGGATTGATAGTATATTTGAGGTAACCTCTGTTGGTAATAATAATGATGTATCTGATGGAGCAATTTTTGTAGATAGATTTGCTGTCACTAATACTAAAGCGGGTGTTTTTACAACCTCTAGTGGTGATATAGTAAATGGTTCTACATATAAATCAAATAATTCTTTTGAATCTACCCCTACTAACGGTTATGATCAACTACAGGTTTTAGATGGAACAAAGTATAGAGTTGGTATGCGTATATATGCTGTAGATACTAACAACGTTAATTTATTATCTGATGGTAATAATGAGTATGTTGAAATAGTTAGAATAACAGGTAATGTACTAACACTGGCACAAGAACAAACGGTTGATTTAAACACAGCTGTAGCTTTAAAATTTATCCACCCAGAAAGAGTTTTAGAGTTTGATTATTATACTGGCGATCAGTTTAATACAATAAGTTTAGTACCAACAGCCTCTATAGATGTATTAGATAATTTACTTATGTGGACCGATGGAAAACATGAGCCTAAAAAAATAAACATAGAGAGATCAAGAGCTGGTACAACAAATCTAACAACTCACACAAAATTACATATTAATACTCCAGGTACTGATGATCCAGAGGTTATTAGCGAATTTGAATATGTTGATTTTGCTGGATTATCTACAGATGTAAAAAGAGAACATATTACAGTAATTAAAAAAGCTCCGACCTCACCTCCTAATATTGAAATTTCTAATAAAGATAGAGAGCAAGACGCGGATTGCCCAGTTCAATTTTCATTTATAAGTACTGAAGTAGGGTCTCCAGATTATAATGTTGTACCTAGTATTGGTACTATTAAATTAATTGAGTTTCCTGATATTATAAATTTTAGAGTAGATGATATTTACAACTTTGTGGCTTCAAACGTTGTCGAGCCTATTACTATAAGAGTTAAAATAATAGATATTGATGATACTAACCCAAATCTAGCAACTGTTGAAATATTATTTGCGGATAGTGATTTAACAATTGAAAGCGGTAACAATACAAATCCAAGTAATTGGATTGTTAATTTAGAAACTAAAAGACCTTTTTTTGAAACAAAATTTGGAAGATTTGGTTATAGGTATCAATATGAAGATAATGAGTATTCTACTTTTTCACCTTGGTCAGAACTAGCTTTTCTACCTGGTAATTTTTTATATACACCTAGTAAAGGTTTCAATGAAGGGATGTCTAATACTGCTAGAAAAATAATCGTTAGAGATTGGTTACCTACTAATTACACTAGACCTCTTGACGTCAAGACTGTTGATATACTTTGGAAAACAACAGATGATGGAAATGTTTATATAGTTAAAAGTATTAAAAGAGGTATAGATACTGAGTGGATAGACATGGTTGACAATAATAATTTAAGTAACACTGGTGAGTTTACCATAACATCAGAAATGATACATAAAGTTGTTGAATCAAATCAATTACTTAGAGCTTGGGATAGTGTTCCAAGATATGCTAGAGCTCAAACAGTAACTAGTAATAGACTTGTTTACGGTAATTATACACAAGGTTACGATTTAGATGCTAATATTGGCTTACTACAAACAGTTGTTTCTAAAAAAGGATTATTCCCAACGGCTCAAAAATCTGTTAAGTCTATTAGAAATTACCAATTTGGTATAGTACTAGGTGATAAATACGGTAGAGAAACTCCAGTAATTTCGAATGGTTATAAATCAGCAGAAGGGCAAGTTATGCCTGGCGCATCTAAAGTGTTAAAAAGTTTATCTAGTTATTCAAATAAATTTAAGATAAAACAAAGCTGGACTAATTCTAATCCAACAAGGATGCCTTGGATGGAGTATGTTAAATACTATGTTAAGGAAACTTCTAATGAGTACTACAATTTAGTATTGGACAGAGTGTATGATGCGGGTGATGATAATGTATGGTTAGCTTTTAATTCAGCTGATAGAAATAAAGTTGATGAGGAAGCTTATCTAATATTAAAAAATGAGCATGGTAGTCAATCACCAGTAGACGAAGATGCTAGATATAAAATTATAGCAATATCAGGTGATGCTCCAGATTATATAAAAACAGATGAGAGAGAATTTGATTTAATAGAAATAAACAAAGTAAATGTTTACGGTGGGGATGGATTAGGTGGTATAGCAAATGTTGATGACGCTATTCCTGGTAGATTAATAAATTATAAAACTATAAGAAGTAGTAATTTCCCAACAAATGATGATGGTGATCTAGATTTAGAATTTAAAGGTACACCTAAAGTTAGAATTGTAGCACAATTTACAACAGGTGGTATTACTTATGAGGCAAAGAGTTCACTTAAAACCGTTACCAGATACTTTCCAAGTGATGAGGTCGGTGATGCTGGAGTCGCTATTAGAGAGGTATTTACTACAGGTGACGTTAACATGTACCAGCGTATACTAACTCAGTTACCTGATGCCTCTGCTTTAGATCCTATAACAGGTGTTGATAATGATGACAATTTTAAATACTATATACAGCTAGTAGATGCTGTTGTTGAAAACAAACCACAATTTGATGGAAAGTTTTTTGTTAAAATAGCAAAAGATAATACTTTAGAAGCTAGAGTTTTAGGTAATTCTTTAGGTGAATACCAAACTTTAAATACTTATGAACTAGCATTTATATCAGATGATACGAGTAATCCAGCTGATGAGAATAATGAATATGCGGGATCTATGGACTATGAAGATGCTAACTGGGAAACTATTGGAAATTTTACTAGTTCAAATATATTTGATGCAAACGCTACTATACCTGAATTTATAAACCTTAACGGCGACTCTGGCGCTACTGATGTTTATTGGACGTCATGGTATAACAATGTTAATAGAACAGCTGATATATTTATTGATGCTGCTCCAGCTTATAGCGGCTTTGATTCAGATGTTGCTGATTTAGGTAATTTTAATCTTTTTGATAGTTATTCAGCTGTAGATGGTGATACATCTTTTAATCCTAGGGGTCTTTCTAATGGTGAGTTTATGGATGGAACTGAAGGTCAATTTATATTTTCAGTTATTGGGCCTGATGGTTTTTCTGGTACTAATTCTTATTTTAAAAGCAAAATGCAAACACCGGGTACTTTGTTTAAATTCAGAGATGATCCAAATCAAGAGGTTTATACAGTTAGAGAAAATTTCGCACAAGGTGGTCAAGAATCTGTTGGAACTATAACTATAGAAAGTAAAAACTTTGCTAATGATGGTTCTAGTATTTACGTAGATAGAACATCTATAATAGTTAGGTTTGCAAGAGTTGGACTTAATGGACAACCTGTACTACCTCTTACTGGTTTAGATACTAGCGTTTGGGATCCTAGAGGTACCGTTAAACATAACGGTCTTACTAGTATGACTATTGATTTTGTTCAAAGAGTTTCTGTTGGTAGCTTATCTGATGACTCAATAGATACTAGCGCAGCTTGTTTTGAAACAGAACCAAAAGAAGATGTAGGTTTAGATATATATTATGAAGCTAGTGGAGCTATACCAGTTAGGTTAAAACTAGATAATATAATACCGTTTACTAATGCAAATAAAATTAGAGAAAGAGCAGGTAGTTTTGGTGTCGAAAGTAGGCAAATAACAAATGATACTAGTATAGATGTAAATCTAACTAATAATCCTTATGTTTTTCAAACTATAGATGATGATAACGTTTATATAAAAAGAAGAGTTAATGGCGCTAATATAGCTTTAAAAACAATAATTACAGATGGTGTCTCCGATGGAGTTTGTCCAGCTATAGGTGATATTGTTAGATTTGAACATAAAAGTGGATTAGTTACTAAGTCTAAAATATTAGATCATTCTAAAATTTTAACAACACCAATAGCAGTTCCTTCAAATAGATATACATTAACAGGTGATGGTAATAATGCTATTTTAAACGATGATATACCCCCTTATATTACTGTAAGTATTGGTGATTCTAATTACGGTAACGTAGAGGTTGGAATGCAAGTAACTGGAGATAACGTTAAACCTGGAACTTTTATTGAAAGTATTCAAGGCGCTTCGTTTAAGTTAAACCAAAAATTAATAACAGAAGGTAGTTCTAGTTTTACATTTATTGATGTAACAGGTGTATTTAAAATAGAAAAAGAAGTATGGAAGTATTCTGTTGAGTTAGGTTGGTTTAATTGTTATTCATTTGGTAATGGAGTTGAGTCAGATAGGATTAGGGATGATTTTAACGCGCCTCAAATAGATAATGGTATAAAAGTATCTTCTACATTTTTAAACTACGGAGAGGAGAATAAAACTAGTAGTATGATATTTTCAGGTTTATATAATTCCACATCAGGAGTTAATAATTTGAATCAGTTTAATATGGCTGAAAAAATAACAAAGGATATAAATACTACTTACGGATCTATACAGGCTATGATAGCTAGAGACAACGATGTTGTTGTATTTGCTGAGGACAAAGTAATGAGAGTTCAGTCTGGTGGTAAAGACGCTTTATTTAATGCAGATGGTAATCCTCAATTAACAGCGACAAATAAAGTATTAGGAACAACTATGCCTTTTACTGGAGATTATGGTATATCTAAAAATCCAGAATCTTTAGCTACTGATAATTACAGAATGTATTTCACAGATAAACAAAGAGGTGCTGTATTAAGATTATCTAATAACGGAATAACACCTATATCAGATGCTGGCATGAAAAATTATTTCAGAGAAAATTTAAAATATTATATTAATATTACAGGATCAGTTAACGGTATTGATGATGAGTTTAACCTTACTTTACATGACACTTCTAAGTTTGGTGGCTTTGGTTCTAAAACAATTTCTTTTAGTGAATCAGGTAAAGGATGGGTTAGTTTTAAATCTTTTACACCATTAGCAACCGCAGGTTTAAATGATAAGTATTACTCAGTTGAAGATAACACTATATGGGTACATCATAGTGATATAGCTCTTAGAAATAGTTTTTATAATACTCAATATAATTCAAATATAACACTATTATTTAATGATGCTCCTGGTTCTGTTAAATCTTTTAAGAATATTAATTATGAAGGTAGCCAAGCTAAAGTTACTCAATCTACAACATCAAGTGTTACAGACGCCGCTGGTAATACATTCACCGCTAATGATAATGAATATTACAATTTATCAGCAAAATCAGGTTGGTACGTATCAGATATAACTACGGATAAACAATCGGGTAGTATTCATGAATTTATAGAAAAAGAAGGAAAATGGTTTAACTATATAAATGGAGATACTACAACTGATTCTAATTTAGATACTAGTGAGTTTTCTGTACAAGGTATAGGATTTCCATTAGTTAACCCAACGGATACTCAAACAGAAAGTGAAATAATAATACAAGCAGTAGATGCAGACGGAGAAAACTTATAAAATTTAAAACATGCCATACAATTATACAGTATCAGAATTTAATTTTACAGAAGCGTTACAAGACGCTGTTTATGCTGGTAACATGATTACGGGTGGCAGCGTGACTATTACTCCTAACTCAGGTTATGTCGTGTCAGCTTCTGGGTTTACAATCGCAGGCTCTTTACCACCACAGTTTGCTAGTATTTCATTTGCAGATACCGCGGTAGCAGGTGAGGTAAATAATACCGTAACTGTAACATTTGTATTTTCAGCATTATTCGAAATGTCTTCTGCTGCAAATAATATAAACTTGCCTATATCAGGCCATGCTGTTATTGTGGGCTTAAAAAGAGATATAACTATTGACATTGATTTTATAGATAACACTGTAGAAAATGTAAACGGAGAGGTAGCTGTAGGTGTGTACTCAGGCGTAGCCTCAACAATAACTGAAACTCCAGAAACTGAAACTATTGATTCTAATGGATTACAAACATCAAATCTTTCTGGTACAATAGATGCTGAAAATAATATAGCAATAGCTACTATTCTTGTTAATGCTGATACAAATTATCATTTTGATAACTTACCCACAATTAGTGTTGAAAACGCGCCACAAGGAGCTTCATTTTCATTACAATTAACTAGTGTAGTTTTAGAAAATAGTGACGACCAACCTACTCATTTATCTTATAAATTAAAAGTAAATAGTGATGTTAGTATACCAAGCGGATTAGGATGTAAAGTTTTTATACATTATACCGGAGTTTCCGATAGAGATGCAACTACAACATCAAAAAAAGAAATAAAACAAATCATATATGGATCGCCTGAAATACCTATTGGAGGTGCTACAAAAAGAATACAGATAGTAGGTGACGTAGGAGCTGAGTTTGATTTAACAGTAACAAAAGCTAGTAACAACACCTCTATAATGTCTACCACTTTAGCTAATGCAGATATTATACATATACCAGCTGGATTAATAAGAGGTTTAAACAAAACTTTAACAACCACTGATACTAATCAACTACTTGCATCTTTTGAATTTGAGCAAATATTTCCATCCGCTAGCGCTAATGAGATATATCATATAAATGTAACACCTAAAGGTAGCACTATATTAAATGCTAATTTAACACAAGCTGCCCCACAAGGAATAATATATCAATATATAAATCCTACAATAACATTAGACACAGATGATGATGGTGCTGGAAATACTTATGATGTAACGACTAAAACAACAATAGCTTATAAAGGTAGGCCAAATAAAAAGCCAAGTAGTTTAAAGCATATAAAAACAGTAAAAGAAACGTTTAGTTTCTCTTATGTTTATACGGTGACTAGTGGTGGTACTACTTTTACAACGCATGATCTTCCGGTCTGGTCTATGACTGATACTAGCTCTGACTGGGATCAAAGTGTCACTGGACATGGTAATATTATTGAAATATTTAATATAGCAATAGTACGTAGCTCTGGTAATACTGTAGCAACTGTCACGGGAGATGTTATAATTAAAAAGTTTGGAACAGCTAACGTTACTTTCAATCTAGACTCAAGTGAATTTTTAACAGTAACTTAAATATAAACTATGCCAGATATAACAATACAAGTAACAAGAACAGATTATCCTTCTTTACAAATAGGGGATACGGCATATTATTCTAGTACCACTAGTTCGGCTGGGTTTAATACTAGTAATAGTTTTACTAAAATAGGTTTAGTAAAAGGTATAAGTAATGCAACGGCTTTAGATGATGGCACGGAGACAACTACTTTAACATGCGAAATAGATGATTCTACTCCAGTGCCTACGACATCTAACTTTATATTCTTCTCAAAAGATAATAAAGTTAATTTAACTTCTTTATTAGGATATTTTGCTTCAACTAAATTTGTAAATACTTCCACGGCTAAAGCTGAACTGTTTTCTGTTGGTTGTGAAATAGCTGAAAGTAGTAAATAGTAAGTAAAAAATGTAACTATATAATAGTAAAAAATAACATATGGCAACAATTATAAACGACAAAGAATCACCTTTTAAAATATTTTCAGCTATTGGCGGACTAGTCGGTGGTATATACACAGCTCATAAGGCTGGTCAAGCGGCTAAGAAAGCACAGGCTGCTGAAGATGAGGCAAGAGACGCAAGGAATAAGCAAAGAGATGTATTATCATCCGTTGATACTAGTAATCCATTTGAAGGCATGCAGAATCAATTTGCTGGTATGGAAAATAAAATGGAGGATTTAACTATTAACAAAAAAGAAGCTGAAATGGCATCACAACAGTTTGCTCAAAGTCAATCTAATATTATGGATGGTTTAAGAGGTGCTGCTGGTGGTAGCGGTATTGCTGCATTAGCACAATCATTAGCGCAACAAGGTCAGTTAGCAGCGCAGAAATCCGCGGCTGGTATTGGGCAACAAGAAGCTAACAATCAAGCTAAAAAAGCGCAAGCAGCTGCTAATATTCAATTAAAAGAAAGATCCGGCGCTGCAGAAGTTGCTAATAAAATTGCAATGGGTGAAGCCGCTTCTCAAACAAGAGAGCTTAATAAACAGTCAGCTATATTTGATGACGCCGCTAAAGAGTTTCAATCAGCTCAAGGATTAGCAGCTGGGGCTCAAGCTCAAAAAGATGAAGCGATAGGAGGGGCAATTAGTGGCGGATTTAATATCCTTGGTTCATTAGTTGGCGGCGGGGCTTAACATAAATTTAAAATATAATTATGCAAGAAGAATATACACCACAAGTAGAACAACCTGTAGAAGAAATAGAGCCACAAATTCAACCTGAAGTTGAACCTATAACAGACAGTTCTTTTTTTCAAGTTATGAAGAATGAATTAAATAGAGACGCTAAGTTTCCAGAAGAAGAAATGGCAGCTTTAACAAATAAATTTAAGAATGAAAAAGAAGAATATGCTGATGGTGATAAAGAGACTCAAGCTAAATTAGAAGCTGGTGTAGTACAAACAGGGGAAAGAATGTTTAATGCTGAAGAGTTTAGAAAAAGTTTAGCAAGTAGTTTATCGGAAACCTCTGGTATAGGACATAGCCCAACTGAGAAATTAGCTAATTATACAGACGATATGGTTAATATTGTTAACGGTAATAATGAGGTTGTTTATAAAGAAAATATGCCTGGTTTTAATTTACCTAGTATAATGGGAAGTGAGGGTTCCGATGGGTGGAAGAGTTTTAACGAAATAGATGAATTAGTAAAAAGTAGGTACGTCGATGAAGTGTCTAAATCAAGTGTTCAAACCTTGATTGAAGACAGCTCAAGGCAAGCATCGGATGTTCAAAAAGGTGAAGATGCTACATTTAATTATCAAAAAGAATACAATAATATGCTAGAAAAAGTAGTTGAAACCGGTGATGTAAAATCTTTGGCTACAGATAAAATATTTGGAAATAGAGTATTCAAAGATGATTTAATGAAGTCAATTAAAATGGGTAAATATACTGATATGGGATTATCTGAAGCGCAAGTTATGGAACTGGATCCCACAAAAGATGGGAAAATATCACATGAAGATGCGGTAGAGATAACCTCAAGTATATTACGTGATGATGATATGTTGAAAAATTATTTAGCAGATTATTATACTAAAGCTATGGAACAAAATTATTATAATAATTTAAGTCCAGAGGTAAGAAAAGCAATGCAATTTAAATCCACTTTATCTTCAGAAACGAGTCAAATTTCTAAAAATTTTAAAAATCCATTATCACAACTAAAAGGAGGTAAAGTTGTAGATGGTATATTTGTAAGCAACAAATAAATAAATAAATATAAACACGGGTAACTAACGAAACAGTAATGATAGAATATATATTAAGTGGTGAGTCTATTAAGGTCTCTCCAGAAGACGAAAAACAATTTCTTGCAGATAATCCTGATGCTAAAATAGCTGGTGCTATACCACAATCACAAGAGCAAAAAGAGGATTATTTAAAAATGCCTTCTTTTAAACCTAAAGAAGAAGACACAAAAATAAATCAATCTCCATCTTCTAATGATGAAAACATAAATGTGGAAGAACCACAAGCCCCTTCGGGCAACGAGGCAGATCCGCCGAAAAAAAATCTAAAAAAAAATAAAGAAACTAAAACCAAAAATTACGATGAAATAACTGTAGAGGATTTATTGTCACAAATAGAAAAAGATAAAATAAAACTAGAGGAAGGTGGTTATGAAGGGAATTTAGTGAATTACGATACTCAAATAAAAGAGTATGATGCTCTTTTAGAAGGGTCTGATTTTCAAGAATTTAGAGACGCGAGTGATAGTGTTGTGAATTATGAAACTGAATTAATTGATTTAAATACTAACATAGAAGAACAAGTAAAAATACTAGAAGATTTACAACCTAAAAAATTAGATTACGAAGCGCAGTTGGATGAATTAGCTAAGGAAAGTTTGGATCAAGAAAAGCAATTAAAAGATTTAGAAGCTCAATTTGAAGATATAGATTTAAGTGATCCTTCGCCTGAAAATTTTGCTAAATACAATGAGTTAGTTGGTAATTATAACACACTTTATGAAGAATACGAATCTAAAGGAGTTGACTACCAATCTTTATATACAGAATATGATGATTATGTAGGAGAGTATAACAAGTTGTATGAAGTATATGAGAATAGCTTTAATGATATGGATGTGAAGTTTAAAGAATTTGAAGCTGCTCAAGAAAAATACAATAATTTATTTCCTGATTATAAAATAAAAGAAGATGAAAGGAATAATTTAATAACAGAACGTAATAATTATTATGCAGAATATAAACAAATTTTTGACACCCACCAAGAAGATGTTAGGCAATATAATCTTAAGTCAAGAAAAGGTGCACCAGTAGTAAACCCAAATCCTATTAATTTAACTTACTTAGAATCGAGATCAATTAGCATGCATAAAGGTGATATTGCTGTAGATGAGTATGGTAATATGGATAGTAGTTATATTGTAGGAAAAGATGCTATAGAAAACAAATTTACTGTTAATAATAAGTTATTTAAATATTATAAGACAAACCCAGACGCTTGGATTAGTGCTAAAACAAGTATGGGTTGGTTTTTGAACAATGGGGTTTGGGATGGTGCAGACTACAAATCTCATGGCTGGGAGCATAAAGGTCAAACAAACGAAAAAGTATTAGAAGAGCACCGTGAAAAAAATGGAACGCTTACTTACAAGAAAGATGATGATGGTAACATAACTTATGGCTACCAAAAATCGGAGTATCTACATGGAGATAATTCATTTGAAGAATTAACATTTGGTGAGTGGTTAAAAGAGTATGATGAATTAACTGAAATAGCTTCTTTTCAAGGTTTAACACCTTGGCAAATGGAAAATGATGCGATTGATTTTAATAACGATTTACATAAAGGGCCATATGCAGAAGGTTATTTTAACAATATACCAGATAAGTTAAAGCAGGAAATAATTGAAAAGGTTATAATTAATAGAACCCATATGTACAACCCCGCAAAGCAGCAGTTAGCTGAAATGACGGATGAAGAAAAAGAAATTAATAGTGTTGATAGAAATGATATTGCTAAATACTATCGCTCTGGATTCTCCTCGGGATATTTAGATGGTGATCAAATGGATGAATTTTTAATGTATGGTAAGGAAATTAATTTAGATGGCCTTGATACAGCAGAGGAGCGTGAAAACTGGTTAAATAATAACGGTCTCGCGTATGATGCAAATCAATGGATGATGCAAAGTGGGCTTTGGAGATGGGTTACAAAGTCTAGTATGGGTGTTGCAACTAATGTTACTAAAATGGGATACGGTTTATTGCAAACTGTAGAAAGTGAAGCATTAATGCAAGGCGTTATGGAGGGAAAAACCATAGACCAAATGGTAGAAGAGGGTGATATAAGTAAAATTAGAAAGCTTCAAGATGGTGCCGATGAACTAGCTAATATGTGGTCTACTAAATACTTTGATGAAAAAGGGGAAATAATGACACCTACAGACCTTATAAGTGAAGGTAGAGTTTGGGATGCCGCACAAGTAGCTAGTGAGCAGGCTATTTCAAATGTGTACAGTTTTGCACTAACAGCTTGGAACCCACTTTTTGGCGCTGCTATTATTGGTACTAGTGTTTATGGGCAAGAATTAAGTGAAAATTTAGAAACAAGATTTATTGACGAAGGCATAAGGCTTAAGCCGGGTGATAAAACTACTCTTAGAAGAAGTGCTTTATTAAATGCTGGTTCTGAATTTATTGGTGAGTACATTGGTGGTAAGTTATTTAGATACGGTTCTAATATGATTAGAGGTGGTGCTAGTAAAGATGTTGTAAAAGAGTTTACCGATAATTATATATCTACATATGTAAAAGGATTCTTTTATGGGTTTGGTGCGGAAGGATCTTCGGAAGCACTTACAGCATATCTTCAAGACGAAGTGGATGTTCACATGTGGGGAGACGAAATAGATTTTAAACAAAGATTTGAAAATATAAGTAACTCTTTTATAATAGGTGGTTTATTAGGTGGGCCAATAACTAGTACAACAAATATTATGGGTAAGCCATCAAGAAATGACGTTCTAGTGGCCTTATCACCACTAGAGTGGAGACAAGAAGTTGCAAGTTTAGAAGCTAAAAAACAAGAAACAATAAACCAAATAGATAAAAGTAAAGGCTCAACAAAAGCTGCTTTAGAAAAAAGACTTGAGCTTATTGATGCTAAGTTAAACGCGAAAAATAAACAATTACAATCTGTCTTTGAACACATGTCTAACAAGGAATTAACTAATTATGCTAAAAAGTATAAAAGGTTAAATGAATTATATAAAACGCAGCGAAACACCGATTTACCTCAAGACATGAGAGATGAAGCTAAAGGTGAAATAGAAACTATTTTAAATGATTTAAATAGTGTTACAAAATCATTTGTTAATGTTGAGGTTGAGAAGAGTATAGGTGACTTTTTAGCAAATGTCGATCAAATTAGAAGAAGGGGCGGGACTAGAGGTTTTGGAAGTGATTTAAAAATAAAATATCTAGATACAAGCGAAGAAGTAGATAAAGCTTTAAAAGAAAAAGGTATAGATAAAAAAGCTTCCAATAGTGATGGTTTGTTTTACCGGAACGTAGATGGTAAGTCAACGATATATGTTAATGTTCCTGTGGCCGCCGCAACTGGACAGACAAATGTTTTAGGTCATGAGCTATTACATTATATAATGTCTAAAAATTTTAAAACTAATAATGCTGCTATGCGTCCTATGGTAACGGCTCTTACTGACTTTTTAGGCGAAACAGATGAAGGTAAAGCCATATTAAATTCTTTAAATACTAGACTTGCTAATAATGGTTATTTAGACCAAAATGGTAGAATAAAAGAAGGAAATTTAGAAGAATACCTTGAGTTGCTTACAGATCTTATGGATAAAAACGAAATGCCAATGCCTTCTTCTAAACCTAAATCACTAGCAAGTTCTTTAAAAGATATTATGACTGGATTTGGTTTTGGTACTGTTAACCTAGATACTGGTGAGCAGATATTTGATTTTCTTAAAACGTACACTAAGAACGTTAATCGTAAAGGTAGACTTGGTGAAATAACTAAAAGAAGGGTAGGTAAAGTTAAAATAAAAAGTAAACTATATAGCGACGCTCAAGTAAAAGCTCAAGCCGCGCGTGGTCGTGGCTCACGTGATGAGACTGTAGCTCAAAAAGAATCTAAATCAGAGCAATCAGAGCAAGATATATATACAGAAAATACTTTACAAGAATTAGGTCAATCAGGTTGGGATAATGTTAACTGGAAAACTCATGGCACTAATTTTGCTGTCAAAACAATACAAGATGAAAAACTTTTAGATCGCCTTATAGCTGCTCAGCTAAAAGTTCCTATGTCTCCAGCTCGTACAAAAGATTTTATAAATAAAGTTTTATCTGAGCTGACCCCTCATATTAAAAGGTTTGATCCAACAATAAATGATAATTTATTTGGTTGGATTAATTCTCAAATAGGTAATAAGGCAACAGCGGTTTATAATAGAGAATATAAACCAGGTCAAAGAACTGTAGACATAGACGCTAAAACTCCAGACGGCGCCCTAATTTATCAGCCAATATCTGAAGATTTAACTCCAGAAGAAATGATGATTGCTAAACAAGAGAGTGAAAGTGATCAAAAGAAAACTAAAAAAACTTTAGCTAAAATACTTAAATTAGATAATAAATTAATACAAGAGTTTATTGATGCCTTAACATTAGCTTTTGGTACTAAACTACCTGAAGTAGCTATTAATCGTAAGCAAGCTAAAATATTTGAAAAAGAGCTTTTAAAAATAGTAACAGACAAAGTAAGAATTAAAATACAAAAATTATTTGGAACTGAATTAGCATATAACGAATTTATTAAAAATGATTTATTACCGTTATTAAATTTGCTTCCAAGTGAAGCTCTTAGGGACATGGAGAAAATGGTCGGTGGTAAAAAATACCCTAATGGTAGAAAAATTTTAGCAACGCAAGTAAAATTAGGAAGAAAAAAAGACGTTGAAAAATATCAAAAAAAGCTTGATGCTCAAGGTAAACCAATGGTACCGCTAACCGTTGACCCAGCAAAGGCGGCAGCAACTAAAATAAATGTACCAATTAGGCTACCAAATCCTACGTCTCAAGAACTATTAGCGTTTTTTAGAGGAACTAATGCTGAAGCGGTATTAGGTTATCAACCACCTGGCGCGTATCAATCCGGTATGCTTGGTGCTAGAAAAGATAAGGTGGCAGAACTATTAACTCGTGAGATAGCTAAAGATTATGCTATGAAAGTTATTAGAGACCCAAAGGTTATGCAGAAAATAACTAATATAGAAGCACTTCAAAATAGAATAATAAAAGATAGTCATGAAGCAGAAATAGGAGTTATATTAGATAGAGCTCCTGACGCGGGTTATGATGATTTAGACATTAACATTAAGTATTCTAAATCTGAAGTTATTGATCAATTAAGGTTTTTAGTAGATTTATCGGTTGATTTAGGTTATGAAAATGTTATAGATGATAATGGTAACTTCTTGTTAAACAAAGAATTTCCTGAAATGTCTGCTTTAGCAATTCAAAAATTAACAGAGTTAGAAGACGCTGGGGTTATTGAAGAAATAGTATCAGCAAGATTTAAGAGTGGTGTACAAAAACTTGAAGGAGTTCCTCAAAGTGTAAAAGATGATTTTGAAAATGTAGGTAATTTAAAATATAATACACCTATATTAGATCAACTTGAAGTTGATATGCAATACATGGCTATTAATTACTTTGGGCCAGAAGTAATGAAAGCAACTGGATATGAGATTATTGGTTATAAAAATAGAATATTAAACTCACCTGAAAAAGTAGTAGATAAAGAGGCTACTAGAAAAAATAACGGTAAAACAATTTATAAAAAAGATGAAAATGGTAATTTTATATCAGGAGAGTATTATGAAAGAAAACAAGTTACTATAAAAAAGGTTGGTAAAGTTAAAAAAACAAAGATACCATTAGATAAAAATTTAGTTTTAAAAGACGTTAGAATTTTTAATAAAAGTAAACCTGTGTTTAAAAAAGTAATAAAGGTACAAGATAAAACTTCTACAAAAGCAGATAAATTAAAAGATAAAGAATACACTGATCTAATACCTGAAATTGAGAACGCTAATCTAGCTAATATTTTGTTAGCTAAACATATATTAAAATCTATAGTAATAGCGGTTAGAAAAAAACAAATAAGTCCTGTGTCTGCTTTGAATTTTTTACAAATGCAAACAAGCATTGTTAATGGAATTAGAGGTTTGTCTAGACTTGATTTAGTAGAATTTTTAGATGGATCACAAGCAGCAAATTCTTCACATCCAGATTTTAAAGAAGCTATAATTTATTATAAAAGTAAAGGTATTAGAATTAATAAAGGTGAAACTTTAGAGTCAACTGTAATAAAGAAAAAATTGGTTCAAAAAGGAGAACATACAGGAGCGATGAGTAATACAAGTTTAGATGTTGTGCCTTTGTTTTTTAATAATGCTGATATTGACACAAGTTTAGATTTAATACTTAACGCACATTCACAAACCTTAACTAGTGTTTATAAAACTGATGTTATTGATGATGGGCCAGGTGGCTCAACAAGTAGAGGTGAATTTAAAAGATACAACGTTTTAAAACCTCAAGATCAAGCTAACTTTATAGGAATTAATGGTCAATCTCTTGAAGATGTTAGAATTGAAAGAGGTATATCTAAAATTGAAGCGGAGATAGTTGTAAAAGCTAGTACAAGTCATAACAAGTACATGTCAATGCAGGATGCTATAAACAATAGAATTAAATATAGTAAAACAGGTAAAGCACAAGGGATGTCTACTTTTGATTTTGATGATACATTAGCTAGAACTAAATCAGGTATTAGATACACTATACCAAATAACACTGGTAAACCAATGCCTGGTAAAAAAGTTATATTCTTAGCTGGTAGCGCTGGTAGTGGAAAATCAAATGTTGTAAAGCAATTAGGTTTAGAAAAGCAAGGATATAAAATGGTTAATCAAGATATATCATTAGAGTGGTTAGCTAAAAATAGTGGGCTACCTACAGATATGAGAGACTTCACACCTGAGCAAGCTAGTAAATGGGGTAGTTTACAATGGGAGGCTAGGGATATTGCTCAACGTAAAGCAACTAAATTTAGAGGTAGAGGCGATGGTGTTATTGTTGACGGAACTGGCGCAAGCACTGTATCGATGTTTACTCAAGTACAGAAGTATAAAGACGCTGGTTACGACGTTCAAATGTTATTTGTAGATAGTTCATTAGAGACAGCTTTAACTAGAAATCAAACTAGAAAAGAAAGGTCATTAAAAGATTTTATTGTTACACGTAATTGGGAATCTGTGCAAAAAAATAAAAAAGCATTTAAAGAAGAATTTGGTGATAATTTTGCAGAAGTAAATACTGATAAATTAAAACAAGGTGATCCAATGCCTAAGTCTCTAGTTAACAAAATGGATAAGTTTACTAATAGTTATATTAAAGGTAGATTAACGGCAGAGGAGTTTGCTAATAAAGGTGGGGATTTATTAGATCAAGGTGCTAAATTTGATTTCTCAGAATTTAATAAAGTTGTAGATGGAACACCAGGCCCATTGCTTGATAAAGCTAGAAATAGAGCTAAAAAATACGGAACTAAAGATATGTTTGTTTTAACAGCTAGACCCCAACAATCTGCTTTCGCTATACAACAATTTTTAAAAGGTCAAGGTTTAGATATACCAATAGAAAATATTACAGGACTTGCTAATAGTACTGGAGAGGCTAAAGCTCAATGGATGTTAGATAAGTTTGCTGAAGGATACAATGATATGTATTTTGTAGATGATGCTATACAAAATGTTAAAGCCGTAAAACAGGTATTAGATCAATTAGATATTAAGTCTGAAGTTGTTCAAGCTAAAATTAAATTTAGTAAAAGCGCTAGTAGAGAGTTTAACGAAATAATAGAGCAATCACAAGGCACAAAAGCTGATAAAATAATATCTCAAGCTGAAGCCATGAAAACTGGTAAGAATAAAGGTTGGTGGAGATTTTTTGTTCCACCGTCAGCGGAGGATTTTAAAGGTCTAATGTATAGATTTTTAGGCACTGGTAAACAAGGCGAGCAACACATGGAATGGTTTAAAGAAAACTTATTAGACCCATTCGCTAAAGGTATAAGATCTTGGAATGCTTACAAACAAGGTATGGTTAATGAGTGGAAGCAGTTAAAAAAAGATTTTAAAAGTGTACATAAATCTTTATATAAAAATGTAGCAGGAACTAAGTTTACTACAGATGCCGCAATAAGAGTTTATTTATGGGACAAAGCAGGGTTTGATATACCTGGTTTAGATACTGAGACTAAAAATAAATTAATTAGTTATGTTAAGGGTAATACAAAAGTAAAACAATACGCAGATACTTTAAGTAAAATTACTAGAACAAAAGAAGGTTATATACAACCAAAAGAAGGTTGGTCAGTAGGTACAATAGCTAGTGACTTAAATGATATAGTTACTAAAGTAGGTAGAAAACAATTTTTACAAGATTGGATAGAAAATAAAAATGCTATATTTAATCCTGATAACATGAATAAAATAGAAGCTTTATATGGTACTAATTTTAAAAAAGCTTTAGAAAATATATTATACCGTATGGAGAACGGTACTAACAGAAGACTTAGTCCTGATAGCAATGTAAATGCTTTATTAGATTGGATTAATGGTTCGGTTGGTGCTATCATGTTCTTCAATATGAGATCGGCCACTCTTCAAACATTGTCTACAGTTAACTTTATTAACTGGAATGATAACAATATATTTAAAGCTGCTAAAGCTTTTGCTAATCAAAAACAATTTTGGAAAGATTTTGCTATGTTATTTAATTCGCCACAACTAAAGCAAAGAAGAAAAGGTATACAAACAGACGTTAGTGCCGCAGAGTTATCATCTACGTTTGCAGGTGGCAAGGCATCACCAAGAAAAGTTATTAATTATTTATTACAATTAGGTTTTACACCAACACAGATAGTAGATAGCGTCGCTATTGCTTTTGGTGGGGCTTCGTTTTATAGAAACAGATTTGATACCTACAAAAAACAAGGTATGACTGATAAACAAGCTAGTGATAAAGCTATGTTAGACTTTCAAGAGATAGCAGAAGAAACTCAGCAATCATCAAGAGAAGATATGGTGTCTCAACAACAAGCTAGTGTGTTAGGTAGGGTTGTATTAGCTTTTCAGAATACAACAATGCAATATACACGTTTAACTAAGAAAGCTTTATCAGATTTGGTTAATAGAAGAGGTGATCCTAAAACGCATATATCAAAGATTGCATATTACGGTGCTGTACAAAGTATTGTATTCTTAGCTTTACAACAAGCACTAGCGCAATCTTTGTGGGGTGACGATGAAGAGGAATTAGACAAAGATTTAAAAAGAGTTTTTAATGGAGCATTAGAATCGTTCTTATCAGGTACTGGTATACATGGTAAAATAGTATCAACTATAAAAAATACAGTTGGAACTTACCAAGAAGAAAAAGCAAAGCCAAAGTGGAAAAGAGAAAATGCTAACGTCTTATTAGAAGTACTTAGTTTTTCTCCACCAATAGGTAGTAAGTTAAGAAAAATATGGCAAGCTTTGCAAGCTGAATATTATGACGATGACGGAAAACTCAGTGAAGAACTTGGTTTCCGTATAGAAAGCCCTAAGTTATATTTTTGGACTAGTTTAATTGAGGCTGCTACAAATATACCATTACAAAGATTAGTTAGAAAAGCTAATAATATAGAAGAAGCTATAACAAGCCAACACTCTCTGCTTAATAGAATAATGTTAGGGATGGGTTGGAGCGTTTGGGATTTAGGTATTAAAGATGAAGATACAGTCGCAGCTAAAGAGCGCGTTGCAGAAAAGAAAGAGATTGAAAAAGAAGAAAAGAAAAAAGAAGATAAGATTATAAAAGAACAAGAAAAAGAAGAGGAGAAGAAAAGAGAAGAAGAAGAAAAGAAAGCTAAAGGTATTAAAACTATTAGATGTTCTGGTATAAGATCTAATGGTGAGAGATGTGGTAATACGACTGAGACGGCTGATAAAACTTGGAAGTGTTATCACCACATGGACTTCACTGACGGGGACGATAGAGACGGCGATGGAATCAAAGAATATAGATGCACGGCTATAAAAAAGAATGGTGATAGATGTAAGAACAAAACTGAGAATGAGAGTAAAAAATGTTATGCTCACCAATAAACGTGTAATTATAATAAAGAAACAATAAATTAAAAATATGATAAATTGGATAAATTCTTGGAAATCAAGTAACAAAAAGAATAAAATAGATTTCACATTCAGATTTGGATGGTTAACAATATGGGAGATAAAGTGGTGCGCTGCTTGTAAAAGCGAAGACACATGTTGTAAAAATAAGTTTAGAATAATGTTGTTAAACTTTGGCTTTGAAATAGGATCATGAAATTTATAAACAACAGTCAGCTAGAATATAGAAAAGCTATTAAAGATGGTAATATTGTTAATAAAGGTAAAGATAAAACTATAACTCTACCCGCGAATACTACTATATCTTTTGGTGAAATGACGGAAAGCAGAGGAAAATATTCTATAGTTATGACTGTTGTTAAGGATTTTGGTAAAGGTAATGTGTCCAAGGCAGTAATTTTAAATTTAGTATAATGGCTGGTATATATAAACAAATAGATAATAATAGCGGATCAGCACAAACAATAACTGTTATAACTAAAGGCTCTGGGGTAAGTGGTAATATTAAAAAAATATTAATAGCAAATGAGAACACATCTAATGCTGTTGATATAACGGTAGATTTACATGATGGTACAAATACTTTTACTATAATAAAAGAAGTAGAAGTACCAGTTAAAACATCACTAGTACTGTCAGATAACATAAGTTTTGATAGTAATGCTTTTAGTTTAAGGATAACAACAGGTGGCACAACTCCTCTTATAACTGTAATAATAAAATAATGAAATTAGAAGTAATTAGATTTTCAAGTGGTACAGATAGTACTAATGGAATATTATTAGAAGTAATAGAACAAGGTAATGATATAGATGGGTTGTGGCAACAGAAAAAATTTTTAGCATACACATTAGAAGATGAAAAAAGAGATACAAAAGTTCTTGGAGAAACGAGAATCCCAGACGGTGATTATAAACTGGGTCTTAGGAAAGTTGGAGGATATCATGCAAGGTACACAAAGAGATTTCCTCACATACATATTGGTATGCTTCATGTTCTTAATGTTCCTGGCTTTGAGTATATACTTATCCATTGTGGAAACACCGATGAGCATACAGCAGGTTGTTTATTGGTAGGTGATTCACAGGAGAACAATCAAATAGTAACAAATGGATTTATAGGTAAATCCACTCAAGCATATAAAAGAATATATCCACGTATAGCAGAAGTTATAGAATGTGGAGAAGAAGTAACAATAACATATAAAACCATATAATTATGGCGTTTAAACTGAATGGATGGTCTGCTTTTACAAAGGATGTGGTAACTAAGCGTAAGAAAAAACATGCTAGATCTATCCGAGAAGGGGTTGGTAACATTACTGAGGATGGTAAAGTTGAGACACATAGAATGGTTAGTGATATAAAGGATAATCCCACGGGTACATATAGTGTTTGGCCTTCTATTACATTTGATGAACAGGGTGATAAAGTATCACAATCAAAAGATGAAGCTATTACCGCTGGGGAACTTTATCAATTTAAAAACAAAAAGAAAGCTAAAAAATTTGCTTATGGATCTTGGAAAAAAGGTAAAGATAGAAGAGAAGCTATGAAAGCTTATAGAGAAATGAAAAAAACAAAGAAAAAGAAAAAATAAATGAAAAAAATATTATTACTATTAGTAGTATTACTAATATCATGTGCAACTCCTAAAAAATGCTGTGCACAAACTAAAGACTTTTTTAAGTACTCTACTTTTTATACATCAGTAACAACTAGCACACCATTTACAGAAAGAGAGGATTATATAGCAGTTGATAAAGGTTATGAGGATGTAACGTGGGTCTCACCTTACGACTACAATTTAACGCTAGGCCTGCGCAAAATAGCAAGATTCGATTATGAAACAAAACGTCAAACATGGTATACAGGTACTGAAAGAAATACTGCAGACAACGTTACTGTTGGTAACGCTCCTGGTTGGGAGTACCTTTTTAATTATTCTTTTATACGGAATCGCGGTGACAAGTTTACTGAGCAAAATTTCTGGCTTAGGTACCTTGGAAACCTTTTCGTTGTCAAAGCACAATACACAGATAATCAAAGAGTAAATTTAAAATACTCTTCTTTAGATTATAGATTTAGATTTAATAAAGGTAATTGGGATTTAACTGTTGGTACTGTATTTAGAATACACCCAGTATATGGTATAAATCCTATTGAAGATTTCTGGACACCAGGTGAATCAACATTTCAAGAATTAGCAGAAGACTTTGGTTACGCATCAGAGCAATGGGTACAGGGTTTTTATGTAGATCAAAACTGGTATGATGTTAGTAGCGGTGATTCTATATTGATTGCTACATCAAATGATGAATTTTACAACTGGCATTTTGGAGATGCTGTAGCGAGGTTTAATGCACAAGAATTAGATAAATTAGGAATGCAGAAAGAGCTTAGTGCTGTTATAGGTTTAGCTTATTATAAATACACACCAACATTATGGATACACGCGTGGTATAATTGTTTACCTTATCACCGTGGCTTAGATGACTACTCATATGATTATGAAGGTAGTACTATAGAATGGGATGCTGGTTTAGTATTTGGAACTAGAATAACAAAAAACCTTGGGGCTTTCATAGAAGGAACCCATATGAAGTACTGGGGTAAAACAATTTATGAAGTTAAGTTTGGGTTTAACTATTTAATATTTTAAGATATGACATTTAAAATGAAAGGGTTTTCTGCTTTTACCAAAAAAACTGATAAAGATTACGAACCGCAAACTAAAACTAGGGGTTATAAAGGTGGTCACCATGCTGATATGATGCCTCAAACTGAGATGGATAAAGCTGATGTCGGTAGATTAGAAGGCGAAATCATGGGTATATATGATAATGAATATCACGAAGCTAAAGAAGATGGTGATACCTCAGCACAAAAAAGACTTGAACAAAGAATGTTAAAGCTAAAAAGAGAAATAGAAAGAAGAGGTGGTAAAGATGAAAGCGGCGTTAATATGAGTGAATTTTAAAATAAATAAGATATGGCATTTAAGATGAGCGGTTTTTCCGCATTTACAAAAACAAATGGAGATGATAAGAAAAAAATAGCTGAAAATCAAGATCCAGCAACTGGTGAAAATAGACAAGAGCAAGCTTTATCAAGTATTAAATCTATGGAAAGTGATTTAAAAAGATTAAGAAAAGAAGGTAGAACAGAAGATGAACTTAAACAATTAAAACTAACGCTTGCTAAAAATAAAAAAGAGTACCAAAATAAATACAAACAAATATTTGAATAAACTATGAAAAAATATACTATAATTTTATTTGCGTTTATAAGCTCGTTCGCTTACTCGCAACTTGACTTTCAACAATTATGCTTAGACTGCGCTGAACAAAACGGTTTCTATTGTGGAGACGATCCAGCCAACTGGACACAGTATTCACCTAACGGATGTGTGCCTAACGGCCCAAATATGTTTTATCTAAATGATGGCTGGGAAGATTGTGTAGACGGATCTGATGAAGCTGAAGCTGTGCCAACAGTAGCAACTGATTGTGCTCCTCCACCTCCACCACCGTGTGATACTGTTTATGTTGACACACCAGTTTATATCTATGAAACTTTATTCCAAACAGATACTATATACCAAACGGAATATATTACGCAGATAGTTGTTGATACAATAGTCGAAACAGAGTTCATTACATTATTCGAGCAAATATTTGTCACTGACACCTTATACATGGAAGGCGCTTTAGACACGCTATATGTAGACGTTATAGAGTATGTAGACGTGTTTATTTATGACACAATAGTGGAAATAGAAACTGAATATATAGAATTTTTTACTACAGATACTATTATAGAATATATAGAAATAATTAACACAGAATATTTAGATTGTGATACAGGACTTCCTTGCACTTCAAATATACCTGAGCTTATAAATAAATATAACAAAAATAGTGTAATCTATAATATTAATGGGCAAGCAATAAAAGAAAGAGAAGGATTATATATAGAAGATGGTAAAGTTAAACTTAAAATAAAATAAATTATGGCATTTAAAATGAAAAACACAGCGTATTATAAAAAAAAGTTTAATGAAAGCGAAATGAGTTCCCCGTATAATAAATCTGGAGCATTTAAAAGGGCAGGAGACTACTCATTAGAAACAGGGCAAAGATTGTCTAAAGAAGAGGCTGACGATCTAATAGCAGAAGAAGGTTCTGGTAGTGTAGTAAGTACTTATCAAGACGCTGTTGATAGAGCTAAAACTCCTGAAGAAAAAGCGGAGGCTGAAGCTAGAATGGAGGAACTAAAAAGTACAGAAGAAGGTAGAGATCTAATAGAAAAAGATAAGGCAGAAACAGAGTATCTAGAGGGAACGTATGACGAGGGAAGAACCCCTGGAGAGCAAACTTTTTCTATCGCAACAGATGATATTGATCCTGAAGGAACTTTAGTAGAAGGTTGGGCTAGAAAAAATAAGAGGCAAAAAAGAGATTAAAAACTATTTATAAAATAAATAATTATGGCAAAGAGTTATAGAAATCAAATGACACCTGGTATGAAAATGTGTATAGATCACATGAAGGGTAAAAAAGTAAAAGTAGAAGAACCAAAAGTAAAAAATGTTCCACCGGCTTATACTATGCCTAAAATAAATAAATAATGGCAAAAGAACTTTCAGAAGAAAGCAAGTTTCAAATTAGCATAAAAACGTTAATAACTATAGTAGTTGCTGTTGCTACAATTATATCTGCTTATTTTGGTTTAATGGCTAGTATTAATTCTAAATTTGTAGAATTAGAAGGCAAGGTAGAAGAAGCTTTAGAAAAACCTAAACCAGGTACTGGTACTTATACTATAGATATGGGTGACCCAGCTGCTAGTAACACATGGCCACCAACTCGTATGGAATTTAACATGAAAGATCAAATGGCCCGTAATCAAATTGACGCATTAGTAAAGGAGATAGATGAACTGAAAGAGGAAGTAAAAGATTTAAGAAAATGATTAAAAGAATAGACATATCTAATTACCTGTATGTACTAATGATGGTGTTCATGTTCTTATGTGGAACAGCACTTAGTCAAGATTTTGTTACTGCTGATAACTTCAAAGATAAAATAGCTAAGGATATAACAATCATTGAATTCTGGGCTGAATGGAATCAAATGAATCAGTTTAATGAATTAATTAAATTAAAAGGATGTAATGTATATCGAATCGATATTATGTCATATATGGACGTTCAAATGAATTATAATGTTACAGCTATCCCTACGGTTATTATATTTGATAATGGCGTAGAAAAAGCTAGATTTAATCCTAATGTAATGTTTAAATTAGACGCTGATAAAAAAATAGTACAACACTCAGTTGATACTATAACACTTAATAAATTTCAATAGTATGGCATTTAAAATGACAGGTATAAATTTTGGTAAAGGAACTAAAGGGTTACCAAAAAAAACACATTTAAAAAAAGATGAGTATGTTCCTCAAAGTGTAGACTTCAATAGAGGTAAAGAATTAAATGTAGATTTAAATGATCCAGAGTTCTTTAATATGATGCACTCAGACAAAGATTACATTAGTATGGATATGAGAGCAGAAGAAGAAGGTAAAAGGGGCCCAGGTGAAGATATTGAGCGCTATGATGGTTATGGATATAGAAAAAACACAAATGAAATGCACGAAAAATACCCTGGTGTTAAAGATGCAGGAGCTGGTTATAATAAATTTACTTTAGGACAGCAAAATAAACAAGAAAAACAAGATAACCAAAGATTTTATACGGATTTAAGTGAGAGTATTAGTGATTATAGAAGTAAATTACCAATTAGTGGTGATTTACAAATGGATGACGAGTCATTTGAAGCTTGGAAAAAAAGTACAGGTAGAACCGGTGCGAATAGTACACTGAGACGGGATTTTGAAAATGAAACTACTCAAGCACTTAATATACATAATGAGTTAAAATTAGCGGCAGATGCGGGGTATAAACCTAGAGGTGTGGACAGACTTGGTGTTAATATGGATGAGGGTGATTATAAGTTGAACGAAGGTAAGCATAGAGCTATTCAAGAAAATAAAGATCTTAGACATATAGCAAAAGCTAATAGAGATGCACAAAAAACTATGGACAAAGCAAATGCGTATGTTGAGAAACACGGTGGTACTGTAGCGGATTTCCTTAGGCATAGACCTCATTTACGAGATAATTTACAAGGTATACATTCATTTGGCCAAGTAGACGTGGATACTCAAGGTTTTTATGATGATGCTATGTATGCTGATATGAGCAAAGAAGAAAAGAAAGAATATGACAAGAAAAAAGAAAAGGAAAAGCAAGAAGAGTTACAAATACAATCTGAAATAGAAGCTAACTTACCAGATGACGAAAAAAGTGATCCTAGTTTAACGGCTGATTCAGGTGAAGAGGGTGATGATACTAGTGATAATACTTTTGTAGATAACACAGATGATCAAGATAGTGGAGAAGGAAAAACAGGGGACGAGGAAGAGTTTGATCCTATGGACATGAATAAAGATGGTTATGTAGATAAGTGGGATAGAAAAGAATATAACAAAATGATGGAAGAACAAGGTCAGCAAGAAGAAGTGGTAGCTGGTGGTAACGATTCAGATGATGAAGAAGAAGTGGTAACAGCTAATAACGGTGAAAAAAGCGGTAGTGGCGATTTAGAAGGAGACTATAACAAAGATGGTGTGGTAGATTATATGGATAAAAGATTTGCCCCTATGACTAAAAAACCTGTATTTGGGACTGATGAGTATTACGATTTTATGAAGAAAAAAAGAACCAAAGAAATGGGGTTAACAAAAAGAATGTTTAATATATACGATAAATAATAGTTATGGCATTTAAAATGAAAGGATTCGAGCCTCATAATATGTACAAAACAAAAAGGGCTAAAACAAAAGCAGATCATAATAGATTAAAAAAAGAAGGTTACGATCATAGTCCTTATGATAAAAAAGTAAGCTGGGAATATGGAGGTAAAACTTATCACGGAGATCTTATACCTAGTAAAGAAACTTCTACACATCGTTATGCTAGAACACATAATGGTAAAATAAAAAGTTTACCAAAAAATAAATAATGGCTTACGTACAAAAAAATAATCCATTTTCAGTTACATCCTGTGGTAGGCGTAGATCGTTTATGACGACGGATAACCCTATCGATTTTAATAGTGAGTCACCTTTTGAAAAAAGATTACGAAAAACTACTAAAGGTAAAGGGCGTAATTTTAGAACAGTTGAAGAAGGCGCTGGAATGACAAGTAAAGGTGTAGCTGCTTACAGGCGTAAAAATCCTGGTAGTAAATTAAAGACAGCTGTAACCGGTAAAGTAAAAGCTGGTAGTAAAGCTGCTAAACGAAGAAAGGCATTTTGTGCTAGATCAAAATCATGGACCGGTGAAAGAGGTAAAGCTGCAAGGCGAAGATGGAAATGTTAAAAAAAAAGGGAGCTTAATTGCTCCCTTTATTATTTACATATTATTTTTTGCCTCTTGGACTTCGGTTCGAATATTCTGGGCTATACCCTTTATATTCTGCATATGTTTCCTGACTCTAGTACCAGCTGATTTATTACCAGCACTAAACTTATCAGCCTCATGTATTGCTACACTTACTTCTTCCTTTATAGTTTCCATTAAATTTTCTAAATTCATATTATATTATTTTAAATTAAACAATTTCACAATTTCCACCAGCACAAGCTAACTCGCCTGATAGATCTGTATTATCATCACTTTCAATAACTCTC